CAAATTCTTTTTGAAAGAAGGCTGAAATAGGTAGTCTATAAAAGACCGCACCATTTGGTAACATGCAATGAAATAAGATTGCACGACCTGAAATAGAGCTAAGACCAAAGACAACACAATCACCAGTTTCTCCTTTATGTTTTTTAAGATCATATAAATATTCCCTTTTTATTTTACAATAAATTGGAGGTATATTAGCATTTAAATAAGACATAGTACATTATTTTATTTGTCCCCAATTGGGACCTGATTCATAATCTACTTTATTTGGTACTTCTAAGTCAACTGCATTTTCCATCACATGTTTAATTTTTTCTGCTTGTTCTTTTGATTTTATAGAAAAATCTAATTCATCATGTATTTGTATATGTGCAAGTAATCCTTCTTTGTATAAATTAACCATAGCTTTCTTTGTCATATCTGCAGCACTACCTTGAATTAATTTATTCAATGCTTTGTATGTAAATGCTCTACGTGTAGAATTTTGATGCCAATAATTTCTCTTTGGTTTACTATCTTTATCTTTTATAATATTACCCTCAAAATCTTTTAGATGTGGACCCATTTCTTGTAGTTCTAACATACGCTCATGATCTTCGGGTGGTACATAAGTACCCCAATCTGCTCCACGTAATACTGGTTCATATTTAGGAAATCTACAACGTCTACCAAGTAATGTTTTTATTTGTCCTCTTGCTTCCGCAGCTTTCATAACTTTATTCATCAATTGTTTTACAAATGGAGCTTCAGCATGATACTTTAAAAATAATTCTTCTGATTTTTCTTTTGACACACCTAATTCACCTTGTAATTTTGCTTTACCCATTCCATAAAATAAACCCAAGTTAATTGTTTTTGCTTGTGACCTAGGTATTTTTGCCATCTCAGCTACAATTTTGTGAAAGTCTGTTGAAGGGTCGTTTTCATATGAGTCTGCAATTTTATTTACAGAGGGTAGAGAAAATTTTAAAGCATAGTGTGCAACAAGCCGTGGTTCCTGTTGCGAGTAGTCAAACGTACCCCACTTGCAACCTTCCTCTGGTATAAATAATGATCTTATTAAAGGCCCTGTTTCCGGATCCCTGGCAGGTATTTGCTGTAAGTTTGGATTCGAATAACTAAATCTACCTGTTACAGTTCCCCCATCATCAGATCTAATTTGATTTATGTCTGCATGAATTCTACCGCAGTGTTCATGTTTTAATATTGTATCTATAAATGTAGTATTCACCTTGTTTAATTTTCTTGCTTGTGCTATCATTTGAACTACAGGATGAGGATGATTAGAAAGAAAATTTTTTGTAAATGAAGGTGATTGAGTTTTTTCAGTTTTTTCGTATGGTAATTTTAACTTATCGAAAACGGTTGCAATTGATCTGGCAGCCCATATCTGAGTGTCTACTCCTGTTTCTTTTTTCACTTGGTGTAATAATAATTCTTCTCTGGTGGATAATTCTTTTTTCAATCGATTGGATGTTTCGACATCTACCCGCACCCCTAGGAAACGCATATCGACAAGACAAGGAAAAAGATCTGTCTCAAGATTGAATATGTCTTGAAGGTTATCTTCAACAATTATTTTTCTTAATTTATTCCATAACTTTAAAGTTATCTCTGCATCTTTTTCAGCATAAGCTCCAACTTCCATTGCAGGTAATCTCCACATTTCTGCTTTTGCATCTAGTCCTCTTTCTTTTGCCGCTTGAACTAATCTTGCTTCACTTTTACCTTCACTTAAATGATGCCATGACAAAGTATTTAAAGTATATGAAAATCTGTTTTCATTTATTACACTAGCTGCAATCATGGTATCTATTATTAAACCATTGATTTTTATACCTAATTTACGTATCCAACATACGTCATACATTGCGTTGTGAAATATTTTTGTAGCAGGTGATTCACAAATATCTTTAAACCATTCTAAAGTTTTTTCACGATCTAAGTTTGGTCCTTCTTCATGTGCTATTGGAAAATAATTTTTGTATCCATTAACAGCAACAGCTATACCTACAACTTCACCTTGTCCTGATATTGCACCTGAACCAGTTGATTTTAAATTAGGGTCACGTGTTTCTAAGTCAATTGCAATTTCTTCTGCTTTTCTTAGATCAGGAAATTCTTTTGGTATGATCCATTCTGTTTGTGCTACTATCATATTAAATCAAATATATGTATTGTTATTATAATTAAACCAAATATTTCTGTGTATGTATTCATTTCTTTTTAAGATCTTTCATTGTTTTTATTTCTAATTCACAGTAATGAATTATTTTTTCTAAATCTTGTATGCCATTTTTATTTTTATAACGACACACGTATTTTATAACATTCCCCTGAAAAAAGGAAAGGTCATTCTTAGAAATAAATTCATAAGGTTGAATGTGAAAGTCTTTGTAGTGAGATCCTCCAATTTGTTTATCTTGTGGAAATGCGTCTTTAAATATATCTTTGTTTGTCATAGTGGGTAGGCCTTTCTTGTTTTGTTTTTTAGTTTAAACATATAGAGATTGTTTTTTGCACGTGTATAAGCTACATACCAAACTCTATGTTCTTCGTCTGCTTTGTCTTGACTTTGATTCATTGCTTTTATTATTTTATCGCCAAGATCTAAACATAGAATTACATTATCTTGTTCTCCACCCTTGATAGCGTGAATTGTAGAAATCCATATTCTTGAAGGTTTATCTAAATCTTCTTTGTTCTCAAACAAACGTACTAAATATTCTTTTTCATCATTATCTGCTAATGAAAATTCTTCAAACCAACCTTTATTTTTATTCCATTTAACATTTCCAACATAATCTTTTATATCTTTTATATGTTCTTCTAATAATTCTTCTCCTTTACGCCATCTTTCATAATTTTTTATTGCTTTATATAAAGTTACGGGAATACTTTTCCCTTTGTTACTTTCAAAATATAGACCTTTTTCTATTAATATTTCTTCTATCTTTTTTAATTTAGATATAGTTCTAGCTAATATCAGCCACTTATCCTTAATTAAATTTATCTCATCTAAATTATAAATTTCTTCTGATATACCTTTGTAATTTCTTGGGTAATAAAGTTTTTGTTTTTTTATTCCAACGATATTTCCTATAGCAACTTTAGATTGTTCTTGCACTGCTTTCGATATTCTTTTTGAATATATTAAAACTTTTTCTTTTGCAGGTTCTTTTATAAATCTAGTTACATCTGCTCCAGCCCAAGCAAAAATAGCCTGATCATCGTCTCCTGCTAAATAAATATCTTTAGTTTTAGTTTTTAAAACATCATAGAGTTTCCATTGCAGTGGAGATAAATCTTGAGCTTCATCTATAAAAATAACATCAAACTCTGGTATTTTTTCAGGGTTGTCTGTTAAGTTTTTAATCATATCATTAAATTCAAATATCTTTTTTTTATTTTTGTAATTAAATAAATTTTTATTTATGTGATCTAAAGTAACCCAATCAACATCTTTAGGATCATATTCTTCTAAATTAAACTCTTGCTTCAAACTAACATTTCTATTGAAAGCTCTTTGTATTATTTGGAAATATGTATTCTCAAAACCTAAATAAAATGATTCGTCTTTGTTATAACGATCATAAAATTTTACTTGTAGATTTAATTTTTTACCTAACTCTTCGTAATGATATGGTTGCATTACATCTTCTTGTATCATTTCTAAACGTTCAAAAGCTAAAGCATGTAACGTTTTAAAGTATCTTAATTTTTTATTTGCAAAAGGCATTCTTTCTTTTGCTTCATCTGCAGCTTTTTTAGTAAATGCAAAATATCCTATACGATCTAAAGGCACGCCCATTCTTGCATAAGCTTTTGCTCTAGATATCAAACGATGTGTTTTACCTGTTCCAGGTGGTCCATAGTATTTATAAATCACACTATTTCTTCTTCACTTTCAATTTCTATTGTTTCATTAACTTCTTCATTTTCTTCAAAAATAAACAAAGGTATTCTCGCTGCTCTTATTGCTTTGAATGGTTTATCTTCGTCATCTTTTCCTGGATACCTTTTTTGTTTACCAAACAAAACTCTCTTATCTTCATCTTTATCTTCATGATTGAACAACTCTCTTTCAATCATATAAGATGTTTTTTGTGCATCATGTTTCCATTCTTCATTTTTTAATTTGTCTAAAAATTTATCAAATACAAACCACGCAAATTTTTCTTCTACTAATGGTCTACCACTTGAAAAAGACATGAAGCTTGTTGCCTGAGCCCCGTATATATGTTTCTCTAATAATTTCTTTAATATTTCTTTTGGACTTGTGCCTTCTGCAGGTTCTATAATTTCTATTTTTTCTTTACTACTTATTAATTTTAATATTTCATCAAATTGATCTTGTTTAATTGATGGTGCTACAATTAAAGCCTGTTCAAATAATACAGTTTTAAATTCATGTACTTGAGTTAGTTTATATGTATTTTTACAATGTAATTGTACTGTTTCACTTTCCTCAGCATTTTCTACAGTAACTCTCCACTCTGGATTAGGCTTAATATTTATTTTTTGTAGATTACTTAATGTTGGATAATTTGCTTTTTCTCCTGATAATACACCAAATTTTCTTTTTATACATAATGCTTTCATACAGTTTGGTTCTAGTAATGGATCAGTACAAGTAAAACCTTTCTTTTGTTTTTCCCAATTTTTTATTTTTTGTTTTATATGATCATCTGTCCAATGCTCATCAAAAGAAAAATACTTTCTACCTGCTTGTAATACCATTTTTTGCCAACTGTCTGTATATTTTTTCTTAGCAAAAACCATGTAGTTGTATAAAAATCTATCTCTACCATCTGTAAATGTCATGATTTCTTTGGTTAATTTTTGTAGACATGGCGGACCATCTACAAATTCTTCACCACCACCTTTTAATTCTAAATAAATTAAATCTTCTTTTATTTTTTTAAAATTTTTTGGATCAACTAAATTCAAACCAACTGTTTGTACAAATTTTTCAAATGTCATTTGACTACCATCTGGGTCTAATGCTTTTCTATCATCACCGTTGTAAGGTAGATTGATAAAGTTACCATTAGATACTGTACCATCACTTGATATAAGTTGTGTTTGTTTTGGAAATACTTCTGTTGCATGTGGTAGTTTAAATGCAACTAACAATTCTTCTAAAAAACTTCTTATCTCTTTTGCTTTGACCCACCCAGTGGTGAATACATATAAATGTAGTCCACCACTTTTTGATAATATGGGAATAATCGGTAGGTCTTTATCTTGGATGACATCAAGATAAAATTTTTTATCAATAGGATATTTATCTACGTCTATAGCACCAAATCTTGCCATACCTTCATCAGTGCAAGGTTGTATACCTATTGATTTAATTCCTTTTATGTGATCTTCGTAATCTTGATTCGTAACGGGAGTTTTAGTCCATTCATGTTTCCATTTTTTCTTACCTGTTACTTCGTCAATGTATCCATTATCAACGTAACAGACACCATAACTTCTCTGTAAACCCGTAAAATATTCTATATATTCTTTCATTTGTCATCCTGTTTTAATTTTAAAAGGCGGCTCCAGTCTCCCTTCACCGCCTTATACTCACTGGCCGTGTATTCCCAATGGGAAACTATATAATGTCTTTTGATTTAGTTTCTTCAACTTTTTCATACTTAGGTTTATTAGAACCTTGAGATACTTGTTTCTGAAACTCTTGAGCCATCATGTATGTAGCTGCTTCATCTTCTTTAGATACATCTAACATTCTATTCATGGATGGTTTATAAACATGCCATCTTTTATCTCCTGCATTTTTTTCAACAGTTTGTAAATTAAAAACTGCAGAGTATGCTGCCGGTTGAAAAGAACCTTGATCATCTGTCATTCTTAAATTAG